CATCTACTCCACCGCCTTTCACGATCTCGATAGCTTTGCCAAATGCTTCATATCTTCCCTGACTTCTCCCGTCATTGTAGATCTGTTCGCCGTCTCCGTATCCGTCATCGTCGCAATCATCTGGTCTGTCCTGCTCTGCTTTCTTCAATTTTCTCAACTGCTCCACAACCTTGTCTACATCATAAGACGTCGGATATTCTTCTAGTAAATACAATACTGCATTTGTATTTACTAAAGTTCCATTGCTTAAAGTAACCGATTTTAAATCTTTCTTTAGTGCATCTGCATCAATCAGTCTCATCGTTTGCCCTCCTGTTCCACTTTTTAGTCGCTTCTGTTCCCGTTTCTCCGCTAATGGCTCCTCCACACTCCGTGCATTCAATAAATGCTCCTCCTGTATACACTGGCATCTTGCAAATGATGTGCCTATGTGGCTCAATAACTTCGATTACAGCTTTCCCGCCACAGAACGGGCATGGCTTCAATTTTTCGTTCATTCTTCATCCCCCCAATCTAATCTCTGACCGCAATCACAATATACGGTATCCTCTTCCAATATGTCTCCACAGCAAGGACATCTCACTATAAGACCGACATAGCTGTCTCCGTCTTTTACCTGGGATATTGATTTCACTTTCTTCGCTGTCTACTTCTCCACCGCCGTCCGGCATTCTTCCGGTGTGCCGATCGCCTTATATTCTTCCCACACCTTAGCATCCTCGTTTGTTAAAAGGCAAAATCCATCATGCTTCTCCCCTTCAAACACCGTTTCGATAAAGTGGTGCATCAAAAGCGGAATATCTACGTTGGCATGATAACGTTCTTTTAAGTCTTTTTCGATTTTCCGGTATTTCTGTACCTCTTCCAGTGCGTTTATTGCCATTGCATAAGCATTTTCAAAAGATTTCCCCCATGATGTATCACACGGAATCGCTTTTCCAAGTTCGTTACAATCATATTTTAATTCTTCAATTGCTTCATTCTCCGTCATGTTTACACCTCCAACAGTTCCGGATTATCAATCATGTTGCCGATCACTTCAAAATTCTCTGAATCAAAATCATCCAGTTCCTCGTAGTCATCACAGCCCGGCTCATTCGTACACCATCCGTTTTCATGCCACACGACACGCTTTCTCGTCTCATCTTCTGGAAACTCAACGTCGATATGCCCTGAAAGAATATCATTCTCAAAAATCAGCTTTCCGTTCTTATCCTTAAATCCGGTGCACCAACAAATTGTGGATGGATCAATTTTCAGAGCATATAAATCTGATGCGTAACTAGGGACGATATAGTATTTTTCTCTTCCGGTAAATCCATATCGTACCAAACCGCCAATAACCCATTCGTCGTTATCAGTTCGTTTTGCTTTGCATAAATATCTATCTTCCATCCTTTTCCTCCATTTCTTTCAACTTGGCTTCTGCTTCCTCTTGTGATAAAAACCAGGTTTCCTTGTACATTTTTTCTGACAGGATTCGGTCTGTACCATATTCCCGATCTTTGTCACACTCCATGTACCATCCTTTTTCTGTAAAAATAATAAAGGCTACTTTCTGATGATAAATTTTATTGTTCTCCGGGTGCAGACTTAAAATATTTAATTCATAATTGACTTTGCTAGGAATTAAATATACATCTGAGCCAATTCCACACGGCAACCGCAGAAGTAATCCCTGCTCTTCGGCTTGCTCTCTATTTGCAAGTCTTTCCGCAATCTCTTCCAGGGCTTTGTATCTTCCATCTTTCGCAAGCTGGGTAATGGTAATTCCCTCATCATCCGGTAAATCTGCTGGATGAAATAAAACTTCTCCATTCTCTGCCACATATGTTAATCTCTCCATGCTATCCCTCACTTTCTGCCTTAAGCCATTGTTCCACCTCTGTAACAGAACACATTGCTACACCGCCCTCAATGGTCTTTACACTACCCTGCTCATATGTTTCGATTGAGCAAAGGAAATCTAAAAGTTCATCATCCGTCATGCTCCTGATCCGGATGCTTTGTCGGCATTGACAAGTTATTATTCATTTTTCCGATAATTGCGCGGCGTTTCTTACCTTCTTTCCACATTTATATCTCCCCCTGTCTCTTTCCGATTCTGTTCACAAGCTGTTCTGACCTCGTATAAGCCTTATCCAACAGTTCTAAATATTCATCAAAGGAAATCTGTGCTTTTTCAGATAACTCCCTCGGATAACGCTCTAACAAAGCCTTAATGCACTGTTTCATGTCTCCAAAATATCCGATTGTTCGAACGCTTTCTTTTTCATTGCCGTCCTTATCCTGTCCGGCATATCTCTGTCTCAGGGTGTGATTCAGAGAATCAATCTCCACAAAATATCCATCCTGCAGTTCCACAACTAACTTGTCCATCAACCATTCCTCCTATATTTCATACGTCTTTCCGATAAAACGCTTGTCAATGTACTTACATTCCCATTCCAATACGCTTGCGATCCCCGTCATAGTTTCATATCCGGTAGCAAGGCAGTTAATCAAATATCTGATTCTCTCATAAACCTGTCTGATCTGATTTCCCGAAAATTTAAACTGTGTTTTAAGGCAGACACCCAACATAGCAAAATAATTAAATACCTGTGCCAGCAAAAACTTATTTGCCTGTATCATGCAGTTCGGTGCAATCTTTCTCTCTACCAGATAAAAACTCTCACGATACGGAATCTTATTTGTTTCCTCTCTCACGTCAATCTTGCATTTATCTTTCAGATAAAAACAAAGTTCCTCGCCTGTCGTTCCATCCTTTGCATTCTCCACATATGCATCAATGGTCTGCTCAACCTTTATGATTCTTTTGTGTCCGAATCCGAACTTATCATGCAGTGCCTGATATGCCATCATACGGACGTTATAATAGGATTCCTCTATCAGATAATCCGCATTGCTTTGTGCCTTGGCGTGTCTCTGTATTCCAATCAGTTCACTCTTGGAATATCCAAGTGTCTGCATCCGCTTTTTCTTTCTTGCCAGTGCATTACTCATTTGTTCTTCCATCTCCTCTCTACATCCTCAAAATGGCTAAATACAAGACTTTGAACATATTTTGATATATTTGTCCGTGCATATTTTTTAATTAGCATTTCCCCTGCTTCCATCATTCCTTGGAACCACTCATCTTCGTTATCAGCTTCATAAAACTGCTGCCGAAATTTATAATAGTCATTAAAAAACTGCCATTCTTCGGAACCTTTTTCAAATTTCTTACTTGCCATAATCATTCACCTTTTAATCAAATGGTGTGATGCCACATACTTCTCGGAAACCGTCTTTCTGTCGCATCCGTGCTTGAATCTGTTCAATGGTTTCGGTTCGCTCGATGAATCTCATGTGATCACCGTCAAATTGGAGAACTTCTTTTAAATGTGTTCCCTGCCTTTGCTTTTCAATTTTCCATCCCTTATATTGACCATCCTCATCAAGATTCCATAACAAGATAATGTTTGATGCATCCTGCTCAACGTCTCCGGATTCTCTCAATTCTGCCATGGTTGGCTCTTTTGTTTCTCTCATCTCTGATATTCGATTAAGCTGAGACAGTACGATAATTGGCACATGCAGTTCCATAGCCAAGGCTTTGATAGCTTTTGAAATATCTCCGACCTCGGATGCACGGTTACCGAATCTTCGATCAGCCTTGATTAACTGCAAGTAGTCAATCACGATCACATCATATCTTTGGTGCCTGCATTCTGCCCGGATTTCACTTACCGACTTCGCGCCGGTTGAAATAGTGATGCTATACCCGGAAAGTGTTTCATTCGCCTTGTCGAATGCTTCTTTCTCCCCACCAAGAAAAGCCTTTGCCCGGCGAACCCTTGTTAGACCGATTTCAGACATTCGAGAAACGAAACGCTCATACACCTGTGATTCGTTCATTTCAAGGTTATAGTAGCCAATGTTGTAATCCTTTTCTGCCATCTGCCCGATCATTTGCGTAACGATTGCAGATTTTCCAACTCCCGGTCTTGCGCCAATTACAGTAACGTCTCCGCCTTCCAAGCCGCCAAGGCAATCATCTGTTCGATAAAATCCAGTTTTTATCAATCCCTCGCCTACATGCTCATTGAAATAATTCCCTTTATTTTCTGCAACAATCTGCTTCATAGTTTTTGAGTGAACGGTTTTGTTTTCTTGGATTTCTTCGAGTTTCGTGAGAACTTCAGCTATAGAATTGTCAATATCACACGGTCTAAGGCTCACTCTCTGGAAAAGGCTTTTCGTTTCCCTTGCCCGCCAATCCTTAATGACTGCATCCGCATAACTTTTTATTGCCGTTGAGACTGGGGTAACAGATATGCATTCTTTCAATTCGCTTGCAATTATTTCCGGCTCCCATTTGTGGTTTTCAAGTGTCTGAGACAGTGAAACGACATTAATATTTTCTCCGCGATCATACATGGCAAGCATTTCAGCAAAAGCATCTTGGCAAAATTCCGTACTAAACATTTCCGGCTTTAATTTGTTATAAACCTTGTACATGGAATCATTGTCAATCAATACACATCCGATCACTCCAATTTCTGCTTCCGTCAACTGCTCTCACCTCGCTTTCGTTTCTCAACTTGACGAATCCAGTAATCGCAATCCTCTTTCAGCCAATCACCATATTTCGGAATATAACGATAATTTGTATCATCTGGATTCTTCTCTATATAGTCAGTAACATATGCCACTGTAGCCTCATATATCAGCTTTGCAACGGCTTTTCTGTTCGGTTCGATAACTTCTAAAAGCTTGTCCATCCATGCTACCTTGGCAGACGTTAACGACGTTTTCTTTGGATATGCATTGATCGTGTATTCCCATCCCCATTCCGCGTCAAAGTCCAAATCAGATGCAGGCACGCTTTCTTTTGTATTTTCTTTCTCTA